CCAACAAACTTGGTGTTTGTAGGAGCTTCGAATGTACCTTCTGTAGTACGAGCAAACGCACTGGTTGTAGCAGACTGAAGAACAGTCAAGCTAGCTGGACTTACAACAGCCCAGTTACCAGCGCCACGGCGTGTACGCTGAGCAATCAAGTTAGCTGCACGGTTGATAAGAACAGCTAGAGCAGCGTGTTCGTCACCAACGAATGTAGCTGTACCAGAAACGGCAGCTTGATCGTAAGCGAAGTCTGTAGCAGCTAAACCACGCAGACTGCCAAGAATTTCTTGGTCAATTTCAACTGTGATTTCTTGTGCTAGAGCAGCCATGATTTCTGCTTCAACATCCAAACCATGCATAGCTTGAGCGTCCTGAGCAGCTTCAAATGTCCAACGAGCAGACAGTTTGCGTGTCTTAGCTTCAACAACCTGTTTCAAAATTTGGACATTGATCTTACGACCTGGTTCGCCTTCTAGAGAGGCTGTGCTAGAAGCACGACCAGTAGTCAAACTACCAGAGTAAGCTGTAGCAATTTTGAATGGGCTTAGAGCTTCGTCACCAGCTGTGGTGCTTGTGTCGAATGGCACTGGTGCTGTTACATTTGTAGTTTCAGCATAACGAACACGAAGTGTGTGGATCTGCGCAACAGGTCCAGTCATTGGCTGAACACCAACGATTTCGTTAGCAATAACAGTAGGCATTACACGACGGATAACTGGTAGAATAACACGGTTAAGTGTAGCTACATTACCTGCGCTGGTAGCACCTGCTGTGGCAGATTCTGCCAAGTGCTTACGGGTGTTCTCAAGGATTACACCCATTGTGGTTCTACGAGAACCTTGTAGACCTTCTAACAGGGCTTCTTTTGTTTCGCCCCAACGGCCTTCTAATAGTGCTTGTGTCATTTTCTTTCTTTCCTTTTTAGGGTTTACTTAAGCCCTGCTAAACGCTTAATTTCAAAGACATTGTTATCATTGACTTCAGCGCTGACTTTAGCAGATTTATCTCCAGTTACTTCTTTACGACTTTCTACAACCATTTGTTTTTCAACTTTTGGCATAGAACCGTTGTTAAGTACGGCTGGAAGATACTTTTCATATGCAGATTGCAATTTTGCGGTCTGCACACTTTCTAACAAGTCACGCATTACTGCCTGCTTGTCTTTATTCAAAGGCTTCAACAGCTCATTAAGAGTTTGTTGACGCTCTTGACTTTCTTTAATAATACGAATTTCACGGTCTTTTGATTCAACCAGTTTAGTTGTTTGTTCAGCTTGGGCACGAGCCTCAGCAACAGCTTGTTTCTGAGTGTCGATTTCTTTGCGTAGTTTAGCAATTTCGCTGTTCTCATTTAAGTGAGTAATAGCAAATTCGCTGGCAAATGCTTCAAACAAACGACGACCAAAATTGTTCTCACGAGCAACTTGGATGTCTTCTTTAAGTTGAGTCAATTCTGACTCTAGTTTTTTAGCTACAGACTCTTTGACAAGAGCAGCAGACTTAGCAACAAATTGCTTTTGTAATTCTTCTAGTTTGCCTTTTGCTTCAGCTACCAGTCGAACTTTTGTTTCTACTACATCTCGTTTGTCTTTTGCAAATTCCTTGATTTCTTCAGACAACGCTGTGATTACAAAGTTTTCAAGTTTAGCAACGCTTTGCTTGTGTGCTTTACGATCACCGCGCAGCTCTTTGATTTCTTCAGCTAGTTTAGAAACTAGGAATTGATCAAATTTGCCTGCACTTTCGCTCATACGCTTGTTAAAGCGTACACGGTCAGCAGCCAATTGAGCTTTTTCATCTGCAAATTCACGGATTTCTGCTTGGAGACTTTCTGTGACCATTTTGTCTAGAGCTTCGACCATTACACCTTTATCGTGTTCGTAGCGGCCAGCAAATTCTTCGCGAATTTCAGCGCGGATTTGCTCGCGTGCTTCATTTAACTTAGCTTCCCAAGCTTCGCTGATGGCTTGCTTGGTATCTTCGTTAATGATACCACTGTCTACTAATGGTTTGATAGCATCAAACATGGATCATTTCCCCTTATATTTTTAAGTCTTTGATGAAGCGTTTTACTTCTTCTTGCAAATACTTTTGGACTTTTTGATTAGCACCGGCATCTCTTGCCATATCGAGAACTCTGTGTCCATGACGCATGTTCATAAGCCCTTCGTAAACGGCCTTAGGATATGCGTTTGGTGCACTGGGTTGTGCTACTATGTCAACTGTGACTATTTCAAAGTCACTTACATGGCCCGAGCTTTCGTTCACGTTGCCGCTTCCTCTGCTGGACACTCCTAACTTCACTCCTGATTCCAACATTGTGGTTACAAGTTGGCCCATTGGAGTTGGAAGAACTTTTAATTTACCAAAACCGTTTGGTCCATCCATCCACATATCTGTGATCATATGGCACACACGGTCTAGGTTAATTTTTAAATCATCGGGATGGTCTAGTTCGCCTAAAACGCTATAACCTTCACGAATTTGTTTGTTAATATTGTTTACTGCGTCAGTGATTTCATCAACAGGGTAAACACGCTGGTTGGCGTTTTTTACCCCACCTTGAATGAAAATGCCTTTCATGTACAGGCTTTTGGGTTTTCCTTCACCATTAGACTCTGCCAAAACTTCCATTCTGGCATTGTCAAATGACAAGTGTTCCTGTATTAAGCCGCGCATCCTATATTAACTTTCAATGCTTTTCTTGTTAATGCCGCCTTCTTCGCCTTTTTTGGCTGCAGGGGCTTTTTCAGTTTTAGCAGCATGGCCGCCTGGAACATTTTTGTTACCAGAGTTAATGGTGCCTTGACCTTTTGTGTAAGCATTACTTGGGTTTTTTGGACCTGTGGGCACTGCTTCGTCTGGGCTTCCGCCTACAACTTTGCCGCCCATGTCATTTTTGCCAGCAACTGGACTCTTACCATTTACGCTGACAGAACCGCCAGTGCCAACTTCCGCTGTTTCACTGTTGGTGCCAGGAAAACCGTTGTTGATTTTTTCAACATATTCGCGAATCCATTCAGCTTCGGTCATTTTACGAGCAGACTTAGATTCTTGAACACTTTCTTCGACATCTTCTTCGTCTTCAGCGTCTTCTTCGTCTTCAGCTTCCATCATGCCATAATGACCTTCAGGCATTTGTTCGTCGCCTTCATCACCCATGGCCATGTCATCACCCATGTCCATATCACCTTGGTCTACTGCACCTTCTTCGCCAGCCATCAATGAGTCGAATTCAGCTTTAAGTTCATCTAAAGCGTCTTCAAGATCCATGACACGATCTTCTAATTCATCGTCGCCGCCCACATCATCGTGGTGATCTCCGCCCATGTCGTCCATGCCTTCTTCGTCGCCCATGTCGGCGTCCATTTCAGCATCGACTTCAATTTCTTCTTCACCTTCGGCTTCGCTCATGCCTTCTTCGTCGCCAGTAATTTCGTCAACCATTTGTTCGACTTCGTTACCACCAACTTCGGCTAAATCCTCTTCGTCAATGAGAGATTCATAAATTTCGCGACTCTTTTCTACAACGATTTGGTGGAAAAGTTCACGAGCTTTATCTTCTTGCTCATTGATAATGTATTCAATAAGTTGTTCATACTTGCTCATTTTTGTTCCTTATAAAGCAATACGCCAATATATTAGCGTAATATTATTTACATAATATGCTAATTTATTGGGTTTTATGCGTATTTTTTGAAGGATTTGAGCAAAATACTTATAATGCAGGTGCTGCTGCAGGTATTTTGTACTGATCTGCTACTTTTTCCAATTTGCGCTCATGTTCGACTTTTCTTGCGTCGTTCATAATTCGCAGTCGATTTAACTTGTCCAAAGTCAATCTAATTTCATGACGCTTACGAGTGTCGTGCAGATTCAAAACAGTATTGTCTTCTTTGTTTGTTCTATAAGCATCTGGAGTTGGGCTTAGTAATTCGTTAAGGACCATAATATTATTTACCCAAAACTATCTTAAACTGTTGGTGCTGCGGGTGCCACTGTTGCACCCGCTGGAGCAGACCCGCCCAATGGACTTGCAGTGCTTGCAACTTGTCCCACAGCTTCGGCCCCTGGTTCTGCAGGCGCTGGTGTTTCCAGTCCTTGCGCCATGCCTTCTAATCCACCTGGGCTTATACCAATACTGCGTAGACCTGCAGGTTCGCTAGGAGCTTTGTCTACATCGCCTTGTTCTTCACTCCACATGCGTTCATTGTCACTCATTTCTTCTTCAGACAGTCCCAAGAATCTACTCATTAGGAATCTCTTAGAAAGATATGGATATTGCTCTAACTGTGTAAAACTGGTAATTCTAGCAGAATCAACTTCAGCTTGACGATAGCTGGCAAAGTTTTGGGGTTCATTTAACTGTAGTTCAAACAAGTTGCCGTCAATGTTAATACCGCGCCAACGCATGAATAATTTGAATTCTTGATCCAATTTTTCAATAATAAGCTTTTGCAGTCTAATACAGTATTGATTAAAACGCCATTCTTGGATCAGTGCTGTGCCCACACGACCATCTGTGAAAGTGTTGCTGTTACTGGTTCCGTCGTCTAAACCAGTGGGCAAATAACTGGCTGGTATACGCAGGCCGCGAAATAATTTATTGGTAAAAAAGTGTAGGTCAGTGATTTCGCCTAGATTTTGACCACCTTGCAATATACTAACATCAGATCCGCGACCGTCAGCAGTCTGCGGGAAGAAGTAGTCTTCATTGGTGCTTAATGGATTGTAAGTAGCGTCCATCATGTTTTGACCACCGCCTGTTTGTGTGGGAATTCTGCGCTGATGAACTTCATTTTTTACACGCTCCACAAAAGCCATGGCCATGTGACTGGGCATGTTACCCACATCAATCTTAAAAACTCTACGCTCAGGTGCTCGTTGTACACGATAGATAATGATACTGTCTTCTAACAGTTCTTTTTGTTTGAATACTTTAAACACATTTTCCAGCACACTGTTACCAAAAGGCCAACTGAAATCCAGACCTTCAGTTAAACTTAAATGCACCACATGTTCAGCGTTCACTGCTGTTTCATTTTGAGCGTTAGTGAATCTAGAACCGCTGCCATAGGGATTTTGAGGTTGCACATAAGCGCCGCTGGGTCCGCCTACTTGCGGATGATTGACCTGCACATCACTGGTGTTGATACTGGTTGCACTGAGATTTTCTAAATTAGGAGCAATTTCTTTGACTACATACTGTTCAGGTTTTTTACCTTCAGCTTCATTGACAATAACCTTGACAACTTTGGACATTTCCACCCAAAACAATTTGAAAGTCTCAGGATCACGAATAAAAACTTGATCTCCGTACTTAATAGTATTACGGAAGATTTTAAACATTCTTTTGTTTAATTCATTCAAACTTACCCACTGTGTCAGCTGCTCACGAATAATTTTAACTTCGTTGTCTGTGGGTTTTTCCTTCCAGTAAAATCTAAAAGGTGTTCCATTTTCTTCACTGGTTTGAGTGCTGAATTCAGCCAAAATATCTAGTGCCGCATTAACCTCTGAATCCATGTCCATTTGTTCATATTGATTATATCTTTCAATACGATTTGGATGACCAATATATACATCTGGTAAATTACTTTGATAATTTCTAAATGTTACATTATCAGTGGCACCACTAATAGGACTAATAGATCCTGAAACATTGGCGACCCGAAAGTACTTCTTCCATGACATATATTAAATTTCCTTTGAAGCTTTCTTAGATAAAAATGCATTCCTTCTTGCATCAGACCATGGTTTCCCTTTTAGTGTGGCCGCTGCTTTAGCATACCTGCCATCATCTTTTCTTCCTAAATTTGCCTGTCTAATTTTTTCTTTAGTAGCGTCTGTCATTTCTAATTTAGAAAGCCTATATCGTTCTCTGGCTTCTTGTGATCGAATTTTGCCTTTATTTTTTTGACTTATTGTTTCTTTAGCTTTAGTAGAATGCATCCATCCAGATCGACAAGCCCATTGATTTATTTTTATGTTATCTAGTAACCCACCGTCAATTTTTCTTCCAAATTTATTAATTAATTCTATTTCAAATTTTTTTGCTTCCTCGTTAGTTAAATTCTCAACTAACTTAATTCTTCTATCTTTTGGAGGTAATTCGGTGTGTTTATGCACTACATCTAAACGCCTACCTTTGCCTTTACCCACATAATACGGGGTACCAGTCTCGTCCACATATTGGTAAACATAATAACAATTGTAGTCCATTAAATCAATCTCCGATTAAGTATTTACCTAGTTAAGCCATAGAATACAACAATTTTTCTTGCACATCTTTACTGTCTTTTAATACTCGGACTACTTCTTGGCTGTTGCTATTTTGATTTTCTATTAATTTGTTTATTGCTATCACTAAATCAGAATTATTAGATTCTATGGCTCGATTTCTTGCCACCGTTTCTATTACTTCATTGGTTTCAGACACTTGTTGCACAGTGGGACGAGCTGGCGCAGCAGCTGGTGGTGGCGTAACTGGCAAGGGCACAGGCGGTGCAGCTGAACCACCAGGTATTGCGGCTGTTCCTGCTTGTGCAGGCGTAGAAGTTACGGGTGCTTGATTTCCTAGTGCTTGATTAATAGCGGCTTGTTCTTCCACAGAAGCCATTCCGCCGCCCTGTCCACCGCCTATACTTTCTCTGAGTCTTTCAATTTGTGTATAAATTGTATCTGTAATACTGCCTGCTATGCCTGTAAAAAAACTAGAAAGTTGTGCCTGTAGCATTTGTACTTCACCAATTGCTTTTATTATTCCCATCATCTTTCCAAAATTTTCTGTGACCATTGCATCAATTTTAACTTGATTTTCTAGTCTTATTTTTTCTGCAGCATGTATAACTTCGCTCACAGTGTCTATAATAGCTCCTTTACCGTCTACAATAGCAAGACCTTTCCTTCTTTTTTCTGCTTCTTCTTCCGCTGCTTTGAACAAACTGTTGATATTGTTTATAAAATTGGCACTGGCTAATATTTCAGAACCAACTTTAGTCATGCTAGTCAAAATAGGATTATTTGCAGCAAAATTAATTTCAGCAAACTGTTCTAATCCTTGTGCAAATTTTTGCAAAGCATCTTTATTTGCATCAAAATATTCTCCTACACCCTTTCTATAATCTTCTTTGCTTTGATCTACATTTGTAATCAGAGCTTTAACGGCTTCAGCTGCTTCAGGCATAGTATGTGCAAACAATAAAGATTCGCGACTGACAACTTTACCACCGGTAGCAAAAAATTCTCTTGCATAAGCAGCGCCTTCTTCTCCAAACATTTTTCCTGCTACAGCCATACCTTCGGTGACATTTTGTCTTGCAACATCACCTAATCGGCCTAATTTTGCAGTGTAAGCTAAATTTCTTCTTCGTTCTTGTTCTTCTTGTTTAAGTTGATCTGTTCTTTTACCTGTAATCTCTGCTAGCTCTTTTTGTCTTAATAAGAAGTTGTTTATACCTGCGCTATTTTTTTTAACATCGCTTGCTTCAACATCACCTAACTGTGTTTGCAAAGCGATATAATTTGCTGTGCCTTTAGCCAATTCTTCTGTACTACCATATAAGTTTAACAATGCTCTATCACTTCTTGCCGTACTGGCTGCATGTTCAGCAATTATTGTTGAAGAATGACTGACACCAAAACCAAATTTACTTAAATCTTCCACATTATCTAATATCATTTTACCTAACATGGGCAAACTAACTCCCACTTCACGAGCTGCGGTCTGCATGTTTGTTAGTGTACCGCCAAACATTGCTCCTATTCTATTAACTTCATTGTAAGTGCTAATTTGTCGTTGCATTAAATTTAACTGATTCTGCACCAAAGTAGCAAATCCACTGATAAGTGGTCCAGCTGCGGCTAGTGCTTGTCCTACAGCAATCACTGCTGGATTAAGTGTAGCTATGCTTGATGCACTAATTGCTGAGCTTAAATTACTTAACACTGCTCTAACATCATCTATGGTTCTACTAAATGATCCAACGCCCGACTCTGCCGAGTACAAAGCTTCACTGGCTCTAACGCTGGTATTAAACAGTGTTTTGAAAGTGTCAACTAATTGTTCGCCTACACGAACTTTTAATCTTTCTACATTGGTAGCGGTGGCTGCGGAGCCAGTATAAGCTTCAAATGCTCGTTCAGCAAAACTTGCTGCGCTGGCAGTGTTTCGCAGAGATGAAGACACTGTGTTAAATGAACCTGCAGTGCGATTAATGGTTGCGCCAGCATTTGACAGCGTGTTTTCAAATGCTTCAATCAATCTGTCTAATCTAGCGGAAAATTCTGCATCAGTCATAAGTTGTATTTCGGGTCAAAAGTACAGATAAGTACTAGTATATTTATGGAAATCAAAAATGTCTGATTCAACCAACCCGTTGCAAAAATATTTTAGGGTACCTAAAATCTTTATAAAATTACCCAGTGAAGGTCGTCATTATCCGCCTGGTGCGTTTGAGCCTACGCCTACTGGGGAAATTCCTGTTTATTCAATGACAGCCAAAGATGAACTGCTGTTAAAAACACCCGACGCCTTAATCAGCGGGCAAAGCACTGTGGATGTAATACAAAGCTGTGTGCCCAATATTAAAAATGCATGGGTCATGCCTAGCATTGACATTGATGCGGTGTTGATTGCAATAAGACAGGCCACTTATGGCAATAGAATGGACTTTGTTACCATTTGCCCACACTGCAAACAACGAAATGAACATGCACTTGATCTTGGCAATCTGTTTACCAGAATCGTCAGTCCCAACTATTCAGAAACTATCAAAGTGGGTAAACTTGAGTTTATTTTTAAACCACAGAATTTTAAAAACATCAACGACGCTAGTAGAGAAACTTTTGAACAGCAACGACTACTGTCAGTGGTGGCAAATGATGCACTGTCAGATCAAGAAAAGTCAGAAAAATTCAACAACATGTTCAGTGAACTGCTTAACTTAACTGTTAAACAGATAGCAGACGGTGTTGCTGGTATTAAAACTGAAACTGGTGAACTTGTACAAAATCCTGTGTTTGTACATGAATTCTTTAAGAATTGTGAAAAACACATTTGGCAAGCAGTCAAAGCACACATAGACAAACTGTCTGAAAGCATGGCCACCAAACAGATCAATGTAACCTGTGAAAACGACGAATGTAAAAAACCCTATACCAGTCCTTTGATTTTTGAACAGTCAAGTTTTTTCGTCTAAGGCTTTTGACTCTAGATAATCAAGAAATTGTTGAGTTGATTGAAAGTTTTGAACGAGAGTCAAAAGCCTTAATTAAACACTTATACACAATTACTTGGCATCAGCGAGGTGGCCTAACACTGGACGAAGCTTTTCAAATTGGACACAGCGATAGGCAAATTATCGGTGAGTTAATTAAAGAACGAACTGAAGTTACCAATGAAACCAAATATCCCTATTTCTAATTTGCTATAAGTATCTCATTTTACACAAATCAAAAAACACCTTACAATTTTATACACCTAGTTTTTAAATAGATTACTGGCATCTGTCAGTATAGGAGAAAATTATGGAAGTACTAGCAAAAGTAAAAGGCTGGGCTGCTGCCCTTGCTGATCTTGGTCTAAGTGTTATTGCTCTAGCCATTGTGTTAGAAATACTTTTTAAAGGTATTGCAATTCCATTTATGCCTGCGGTCAGTGTCATTGGCAATGTTACCGCAATTGTTGCTGCTCTAGGAGCTCAAGGTCTAGTAGGTCTTGTAGCAGTTTGGGTGTTGTACTCTATCTGGAAAAACAAATAAAGTTTTTCTAATCAACTAAAAAGAAAGGCTACTATAAGTAGTCTTTTTTTTGAGCATCAAAGATGTGCGTAGCACATCTATCATTTTCGCTGCGCTCAATGATCTTTTTTTATCAGAGCGCAGCGATTTTAAGTTTCATCCAGATTAATCAGTCACACTTTGCCCAAGCAGGGCAAAGCGAGCTTCATCCGAGTTGAATCCAGCCACTGGCACTAGGGTATTTGTCAGAGGCGGTTGTCCTGTACCTCCATCCCCGTCTTTATTACAACGGCGCTTGCCAATTCAAATACCAGCTTGAACTAGCAAGGTGCATGATCACTCATGCGTCTTTTTGCCTAAAAATTCTATTCAAACAATCAAATCGCAGCATTTTACGATCGTCGTCCTGTGAAGGATAGTGATTGAGTGCTCACTGGCGCGGTGAGTCTTCCGTCCCCGTTATTATCCGGTTGTCTCTGGGCACACGATGTTGACCTGTGCGAGTCTTAACTGCTTAATTTACCCTTGATGTGTGAGCCATGGATACGACAATTGATTATGCCGTTATAGTATTCGTCTGATTCCAATACATGCCTTGCAAACTGTTCTCTTGCTTCAATATAACTGCATTCTGCTTTTGAATTACAATAATAAAGTATTTGTCTTGTAAAATTTACTGCGCCCAGTTGCTCTATGTCTTTGAGCAATTCGGGACTTGAGCCATAATATTCGCGCCAGTCGCTGTCTATTTTTGATCGAATTTTTCTTTTTCGTTTGTTGCCGTTTTTAAATTTTACTGTTTTTACTGTAGTTTTACTGAATTTAGCCAGTTTTTTGCCTATGTATTTGCGCCCTGATAATTGATTTGTGATAATATAAACGAAACCAACACAATGTTCTGGTAAATTCTCAACTTCTTTGCCTTCGAATAACCAAGTCATTTGTGTTCATTTTGTGTGTGCCTTAATAATTATGCCTTGAAGTCAAAATTACAATATATCGTGATTTCTTCTATAACTGGGTTTGGGGATAAATTTATACCATAATCTAAAAAATTTACTATGTCATTTAAATTAATTGCATTTCCTGTGTAATTAGGTCTACTTTTTTGTTAGCTCTGTGTATAGTCTGTCTTAATGTTTAAATTATAATGGGGATTTACAATATTGCCGTTTATATTTCTAGAAAATTGTAGACACGGTGCATTACAATAGGGTGTTAATTCAATTTGATACTTGTGGGGTATATTGTAATCAAACGATTTTCGCGTCTGTGAAGTTAGTGTAAAGTTTATTCTTACTATTATGTGTGAATTTATTTTTAAGACTTTATTAAATGAGTATCTGTTTTGTAATTTTAAAATTTAAATTGCCCGCTTTATTAACACAAATTATTCAACTCAAATTTGTTGTTTAATAACAAAAGATATTTGATAAGACTTTTTTGATTAAAATCTATCGTAACTGTACCGTTGAACCCCCAGTAAGTATCATAAAATTTCATGCTCTTATCAGTCTCATAGTAACAAATCTTAAAAAGATTCACTGGCTCAATTGGCATATTTCCCAATTTCATTTCTAAAAGTTTAATGTATTTGTCCGCCAAAATTTTACCTTGACTGTTCATCTGTGTATCCAAGTTGTAATTTTTATTTGATAATTCAATTATAAGTTTTGATGGCAATGTTAAATCTAAATTGACAATGGTTTGATCGTGCTGTTTACCATTGATCAACATAGACATTTTTCCGTTGTAAGCACCGTACTCAAACACAAGCATAAGATTTGTTTTATTCATCTTGTGTGTGCTCCAAGGTTTCTTCATTGGTTCTTGACGAAAATCCACAGTCAACGGTTACAATTTTTTGTAAATCTAATAGATATTGTTTGCGTTGTTCGTTTGTGATATTTAAACTTTGATTAATCCAAATACTAGGAAGTTTGCCTCTTTTTAAATTAAGTTCATCACTTTTTCTTGCTAATTGTGTTCCTGGTAAGATGCTGGCTAAACTAAGATTTACAAAACAAACACTGTTATTTGCAAATTCTTTTTTATTTTTAAACCATTGTTTTGTTGTTTCATAATCTTCCAGTGTTTCAGTAGGATATCCAATTATCATTAGTAATTCTAATGGAACTTGATATTTCCTCCCCATTTCTAGATGATAATCGATATCTTCATTTTCAAAACTTTTGCCCATACCATGCCTAACACGAGGAATCACACTTTCAATACCAAGAAATAAACTGGCATTACTGGCCTTTAATTTTTGCCACATATCTTCTGAATGTTGACTTGCTTGTCGCACAATAAAAAATCCGTGCCAACTTATTTGCTCCGACGGTAATTGATTATAATTGTATTGGCAAATCAAATCTAAAAGTCTTTTAAATTCTTTTAAATTTCCATTAGTTAAACTATTGCGGAAACTAAAATGTTTTATCCCGTATGTTTTTATCTGACTAAGCATTTCTGAAAAGATGTTTTCAGCTGATCGAAACTGAAATTTTGTCCAATATTCAATAATATCACAAAATTCGCAATTTCTTACACATCCTTTGCTATCACAAATAGGTATCATTTTAGTTTTGTAAGCATCAAAATCATAGTCAGTATAATCTGGTACCGGTAAACAATTAAGATCTGGAATTTTAGTCCATTGCCATGAATTAATGCCTGGAAAGTCTAATTCACCTTTACAATATTTTACAAAACTTATTTCTCCGTCGCCCGAAATAAAATCATCAATAAGTCCTAGTTTTTTACATTGCTTACAGAATTCGAGTTCTTCGCTGGCTACGAAATTTTTAATTCCTGATCCTCCTATTATAATTTTACAATGATATTTTTGTCTTATAGCAAGACAAAGCCATCTGGTAAATATTTGACAACTATATGTAAGTAAACTCAGTGCAATTATAGGTGCTCGATAAGAAATAATTCTATCTGAGCAATAGTCTATAATTTTCACAATATCGTCAATTACTTCAGGATGTATAATTTGAGAAAAGAAAAAGTCTAGTATTTTTTCTTTTTGGGCATGGCCTGAAATCATATTAACAATTTCTATGTTAATATCAATAGCAACAGATTCAATATTAGCTTGTTTTAAATTGGCTTTTAACACTGCCGGCGCCATGATGGGATCGACGGTGACTACATAAGGCACAGCACAAATTACAACTTCGGGTTTAGCTGATTTCAACATCTGTGTTATAATTGGTAAAGCCATTTTCTTTGACAACTGTTAATATGTTGTTAACCCTGCCAGCTAATTCATCTTTGTGTGAAACTAGCCAAACTGATCTGTTGCCCTCGCGACTCATTTTCTTAAGAATACCCAGCGAATTTTCTACACCCGATGCATCCATGCCCGAATCTACTAGTTCGTCAATGAATAACAAGTTAATTGGCTGATATAAACTTTCCCATACATCGCGAAAACTCCAACTTAAACTGAGAATTAGTCTATTTCGTTCGCCTCTGCTTAAATTATCAAAGTCTAATTCTCGGCCTAATTCTTCGATGCTAACAGATAAGTCGTTTAAAAACTTTACTGTGTGAGGCAAACCAATTTTATCCAAGTAATAACTTAATCGTGCATTTAGATGACTTAAATTTTGATCGATAATCTTTTTACGAATAAAACTGTCTTTATTACTCAATAGTTTTAGTAAAAATTCTTGATGTTCTTTAATTCTTGTCAGTTCATTGATCAAATCGTAACTAACTATTTCCAAAGCCTGTGTTTCCATATCTAAAATTTGTTCAGTATACGGATCTTGTTCATTTTGCTTGGCTGTTAATTGAGTTAACACTGTGGCCATGCTGGCTCTGTGCTCAAATGCGTCGCTTTCTTTTTCATAAAATGTTTCGGGTTCAGAACATACAAACACAGGATTTGCTTCTAACACAGCTATCTCGCTGTGCAGTTGATCTATTAGATTTGATGATTCTGCCAGTGCTTGTTTTTTAGATTCTAATACCACACTATGTTGTTCATCGTGAAATTCCTGCCCACACGCATAACACTTATGATCCTGCAACTGTTGTACTTCAGTGTCTAGTTTAGTCCAATTTTTTTGTTCTCGAGTCAGTGTTTGTTTAGCTGTAAACAATTTGGTTGACTGTTCTTGACTGGCTCTAGATTGTTCGTTATAAATTGCCAGTGTTTTATGAGCCTCTAATTCTGTTTCGATATCCAATTTGGCCAATTGGTCATAAGCTATTTGCAGATCTGCACAGTCTGTAGCATTTTTTTGTTGCCACAATGTCTGTCGCCTTTTAAGTGCATCAATTTGATCCTGAATTCTTTTGTTAGCATCTTGAACAGCTTTTATTCTGTATTCTTCCTGCGTGATTGCTTCTTTAGTGGCTTTAGTTTGTTCTTTAAGTAATTCTGCTTTTTCACTTAACAGTGTAATGCCCAATAATTGTTCTATGATTGTTCGTTGATCATTAGCTCGCATACTGAGAAAT